AGAACCTTCCATAGAATTTTTATAAAACTCTAAGATACCTTGAGCTTGTTTATTATTTAAACCAAGCTGATGAGCATTCTCTGCAAAAGATTTAATTGCACTTTCATCTAATGGAACAACATCTGATTTTGCATCAAGTTGATATTTATCTGGAGACTCTGGTCTACCAAGTTTATCATAAACTTCATTCCATTGATCGTCAGTTGAATTGTTGTTTGGTACAGCAACTTTATCTTGACCAATCATTCTTGTTGCATTGACATATGATTTAGCAAGAGCTTCTAGCTCAGTAAACTTAGATATGTTTGGATCATTTCTTAAATCTTCTGGGATTGCTTCTTTCCAAGATTTAGCAACAGTTGGAACTGCTTGCTCTATCTGTGTCTCTTGTGCTGTTGTTTCTTTTGGTGCTTCTGTAGTAGTTTGTGTTGTCTCTGCTACAGGCACAGTTTCCTGTGTTATCTGTTCTTGTGACATATTTATTTTCCTTTAGTGTTATCATTTTGGAGCATTGATTTAATAAATAGAAGTACACTCCTTTGACCTTCCATGTATGCGCTCTCATGACTATCCCCTTTAACATTAGTGGTAGACCAAAAGTGGCATCGTTTTTCTAAATCAGATAAAACTTTTTTACCTTCGTCTGATTCAAAAATTTGTTTGTATGCTTCCCTTATTTCTTTTATTTGTTTTTCAAATTGTTTTAGATCGCTCATCTACTCACCTTCAGCTACAGCTCTAGCTTCTTCTGGTAAAGCCTTTGCGAGTGGTGCTATTTTTCCCCCTGCTTCTGCTACTTGTTGTAGCTGTTGCATTTGTTGCATCTGTTGTTGTTGAGCTTGTGCTTGTTCTCTTTCAGCATTTAACTCAGCTTGTGGTTTTAATATTTTTTGTGGAACACCAACAATGTCTGCTAAGTGTCTAACAAGTTTATCCATATTGATATGATCAAATACTGGAGCAACATTTGACAAGCTACCCATGATTTCTATTGCTCTCATAATCGATTGTAACTCTGTAGACTTTTGTGCTTTAGCTAATGGAGACACATATTCGATTTCAATATCTTTACCAGATAAAAAGTCTGGAGCTTGTTTAAATAAATTTTTTCTAAGTATTAATGCAAATGCTCTATCGATTAATGGTTTTAATAATTCAGATTGAAGTCTACCAAGAACTGGACCAAGTAATCTCATCTTCTCTTCGTTCCTTTGAATAACTTCTGTTGCTGTCATTTGTGGACCACTCTGCATCATTAATTGATTTACATAGAACGCATTTCTAATTGAGTTTCTTCTTTGCTCTTCCATGTTTAAACCTAGTGGAGTATTTGCTCCAATGTTTAATGGTTCAATTCTATCTCTAGTTCCTGCTCTGTAAAAATTTAAACCACCAGGTACTGTTCTTACTGGTAATATAAATCCATCATCTGGAACTAATAAAGGTGGATCAACTTGTTTCTGTGCAGACTTGATTGTAGTCTTAGACATTTCATTTAACATCTTTACATCTGGCAATGCTGTCATTGCAGGCGATCTTCCATAAATTTCATGGGATGCTTTTAAATATCTTGGTACTACAAATGGAAACTCTCTAAATCCAGACACAGATAATTCTTCACCTGTACCTGCTTCTAAGTAAACAGATTCAAATGGCATATTTGATTTATCTTTTTTCTTAGGATCAAAATCAGATCTTGGGTATACTGCATGAAGTATTTCTACTTCTTCATATGGATCTTTCTTTGCAGTAATTGCAATGTTAGAAGATACATCACCAAATTTTTGTATTGCAGCTCTTGCAGATAATTTAAACTTTCTAAATACTGTATCGATTCTACCTTTTTCATTTTCAGCAATATACATTTCATTAATGTGTCTTGTAGAAAATTTTAAAATATCTTCATCATCTTCTTCGATAAACATTGCTGCTGTACCAAAAGTAATTAGATCGTGATACAGTTCAAAGATTTCTTGTTGGAAGTTTGATTTATTAAATGCTGCATACATTGTTTCTGTTGCAGACTCTAACCACTCTTTTGCTTCATCCTCATTTTCCATTTCATCTTCTTTGAATCTTAAAGAGAACCAAGGAGTTGATGGATTAGTTAGCATACCATGTAATGATGCAGCTAATAATTCTACTGATTGTAATGGAGAAGAATCAAAAATTAATTCAGTTCTTTTATCACCTTTAGATCTTGACTTAGTTACATCCGCTTTTCTTGGTTGCATATAGTCTGCAACTTCTTGCCAATGACTTTCCCAATTTTGTCTTTGAGATTTTAATCTGTCAAATCGTTTTAATAAATTTTTTGCTTTATCTGTTTGTGCCATTATGCTCTACCTAATAAACTTGGTTTACCTAAAGTCAAGTCACCACTTACTCCCTTTGGACCAGTTTGAATTGTTAATGATCTTCCTTTAGCTAATGTTTTTCTTTTTCTTAATAGAAGTGGATCTTCTGCATCTGTAGTTGTAACTTGCGAAACTTCTGCTGTAGTGGGAGCTACCATTGGTTGAGGTGCTTGTACGACTTGACCGCTTGTTCCCATTGCTCCGCCACCATCTCCTCTTCCAGTATCTCCAATAGTACTTCTTGTTGTTGAACCTTGATAATCTGATGTACCCATTAATGATGTATTAATTCTTCCTCTTCTTACAGCATTTGTTACTCCTCTAACAGCTGCTCCTACAATTCCACCACCTTTAATAAAATTTCCAACTGTTTCTACAGCTCTTTGAGTTTTAGTTTTACCTAAACCAACTTCTACATTTGCTTCTGCTCTTGATTTTTTATCTGCCTTTGCTTGGTTCTTTGCAGATAAAGTTGATCTTGTAGTCATTGGTGCGTCAGCACTTCCACCATTAGATGCACCATTAGCTCCCATATTTATTTTCCAAATGTTAAAGATGATTTAGTTTCAGTTTTAGTTTCAGATTTAGTTTCTCTGTTTACTGCTACACCTTTTTGCAAATCATCCATGTTGCTAAATTCTTTTTTTTCTTTTGTAGTTTTTTTCTTTTGAAAAACTTTTTTAATTTTTTCTAACATATTATTCTCCTAATAAAGTTTTAAGTTTACTTTCTTCATCTTCTTGAATACCTAGTGGACCAGTAAGAATAGTAGATTTATAACCTTTTCTTTTTCTCTCAATCGCAGCTTGTTCTTTTGCAATTCTTGCTTCTTCTTCTGCTGATAATTCTGCAGAGGGAGCTTCAACCGGTGCTGGTGGTGGTGGCAATGCCGGAACTTTTGGTTTAAAAATAGATCCCATAATTATATAATCCTGTAATCATTATCTGCTACACTTTGTGGAGCATTTTGTCTAGTATTTAATTCTTGTAGTCCAACAGCTAGGTAGCGCATTGCATCGCAAGCATGAGAACTCCAATCATGTACAGGTTTCGATCTGAACATTCTATTTTTGTCAACGTACTTCCTGTGGTAATGTCTTAACGCATCTATGAGTTTTTTGCAATGGTCTGTGTCAAACCAGCAGCGGTTTAGCAACATAGTTACTGCGTGTATTCCTTCCTCTATTGGTAGCTTCGGTACTACTTTAAACCTAACTCCCAACTGATATGCTATCTCTCTTCTGGTCTTTCCATTGCCAAATTCTTGCACATCAATGTCGTGTGGCGCATAATGATCTTTGTAGACGTAAGGTTTTTCGTTTAGCAACTGAATGTAGTGTGGTAATCCATGACCTCTTTCTTCATGATAATCTATAATCTGTATTGATGTTCCTTTCTGTTGAAAAAATATAATGCTACTGTGGTCTGCAACACCGAGATCCCAGGCAGTAGAGACAGGCAAAGTGGGATCGTAGGGAACTCTAGATAGTTGTTTTTTATCATCTAGTTTTGCTATCTCTTCTCCATAGATTGCTCCTTCAATGTTGGCAATCCAATCACACTCAAATTCTTGTAGGTATTTCTTTTCACCCATAACTTCTTTTGCTTTATCTAATTCTTCCTGGTCGACAATCTTTGTCTCTGATGCTTTAGCTTTATAGTTAAACCAATCTTCTGCGCCATTTGCGTGTTGGTATAGATCATAGAAGTTATTGTTCATTCCAGCAGGTGTACCAATGAAGACACAATATCCTTTACGATCTGATAAAGCCGGTCTAATTATTTCTGCAAAGAGCTTACCATCAATGTTGGCATATTCATCAATGACACATCCATCTAGGTATATACCTCTTAATCCATCTGAGTTTTCTGCTCCAAGTAATGTTATTCTTGCACCATTAGGTAGATCTACTCTTAACTCTGTTTCATTGAACTTTGTTGATGGGATTTTATCAGTAAACTGTTTCATATAATCCCAGGCAATACTTTTTGCCTGCTTGAATGTAGGAGCTATATATGCAAATCTTGGGTTCTTATGTTTGCACATAAGAGCTGATTTAATTAAATGGTTTATCATGCATACTGTTTTACCAAACCTTCTGTGGCAAACTAGCACACTCCATCTGTATTTGTTTATTTGTTGGTGTAAGTAGCTTTGATGTTTTCTTGGTGTATAGGGTATTTTAATATTCATTAGTGTATCATCTTAGATCTATCCACATTATCTAGTGGATGAAAATCTATTCCTAGTGTTACCATTACGTAATTTATAAATAATTCAGCAGATTCCTTATTAGGTATACCTACAAATTTAACTGTTACTGCATTAGTTTTTTCATCTATAAAAGCAATACAATCAAAATCATCTGTATCTAAATAAGCCATATACCATATCTAGTGTATTTAGGTTTTGAAACAATAAAAAAAATAAAATCTGAAAACGTGTTGATAAATAGGTGCAGGGTTGTTTAAAGGTATGTCTGTGTGTCTGTTGAAATTATCCATGTATATATATGTATAAGATCGCGCGTAAAATCTTGGTGCTAGGGGGTAGTTTAGAATGATAATAACTAGCAAGTAAAAAGTAAAAAAGGTGGATATATTTCAAATAGCTATTACTAATTTTATATTATCAATAGTAATATTTCCAATAACCCGGGATTATCGGAAAAAATAGAGCGCCGTTGTTCTTGTCGCATAAGCCGGGGGAAGTTGCTTTGAGTTTGGATAGTAACTTTCAACCCAATTTCAAACCCAATTCAACCCAATCCAACCCAATAAAATTAATTTAAAGGTGCGACATTATTGACCATATACATTTAAACCCTTAAGCCTTAAGTTGACCTTAAACAACAAATAGAAAGGTTAATATGAGAACAGTACAAATAACAAACCATAAAATGAATGGTGAAGTTTATAAGTTAAGAAAGCAAGTAATTAACATTTTATATCAAGCTAAAGATTTTGAAATTAAATTACCAAGAATAAATGTTAGAATCGGAACAGCTACAAAAAAACATAAAAATGTTTTAGGTGTTGGGGGTAATAAAAGCATCTGGATTACAGAGAAAGCTATTAACAAGGGTTATCAATATTTACTTCATGTTGTGTTGCATGAATTATGTCATGCGGTTTATGATTTAGATCACAATGAAAAATGCAAGTTA